CACTATTGTCGGCATTGACATTCCTCCACAAGAGCTTAATTTCGTATTACAACCAACAAGATAAATGGCAATCACAAATTTTACAAGTCTAGACTTTGAAGATATCAAAGATACACTTAAGGCGTATTTACGTTCTAATAGTGCATTTACAGACTATGATTATGAAGGATCCACTTTATCCGTAATTATTGATTTACTTGCTTATAATACTTACATTGCAGCATATAATGCAAATATGCTTAGCAATGAAGTTTTTATTGATAGTGCGACTTTAAGAGAAAATGTAGTCTCTCTTGCACGAAACGTTGGTTATCTACCAAGACCTAGAACTTCCTCACAAGCAAGAATTAGTTTCTTTATTAATACTGGTGACTTTCCATCAGCACCTCGTTCTATCACACTTAGAAAAGGTAATGTTGCAGTAAATACGAATAATAGATCTACTGGAGGATTTACTTATTGCATTCCCGATGATATTACAGCATCAATTTTCCAGGATAGAGCATCTTTTGATGATGTAACGATTTATGAGGGAACTTTAATCAACGAAGAGTTTACTGTAAACAGTAGTATTCAGAATCAAAGATTTATTCTTTCAAATATTGGAATTGATTATTCCACAATTAGAGTTAGTGTGAGAGATAACTTCTTCTCTAATGAAACCATAACTTATAAAATGGCAACATCAATCACAGAAATTGATGGGACATCTAGAGTATTCTTTATACAAGAAGTAGAAGATGAGAAATATGAACTTATTTTTGGTGATGGTGTATTTGGAAGAGAATTAGTCAATGACAATCTAATTGAGGTATCATATATTATTTGTAATGGTGCTGAACCTAACGGAGCATCGACATTTAAAATAAATGGAAACTTCTATGATAACAATGATAATCTAATTGAAAGAAATATATCTGATGTAATTTTAATCCAAGCATCTAGAGGTGGTGCAAGTATTGAATCTGCACAATCGGTTAAAAATTATGCAACTAGATTTTACTCTTCTCAAGGAAGAGCAGTTACTTCAAGAGATTATGAAACTATTGTAAGAAGTGTGTATCCAGAAACGGATTCAATCAATGCTTTTGGTGGAGAGGAACTTGATCCACCAAGATTTGGAAAAGTTTTTATTACAATCAAACCAAAATCTGGGTTATTTTTATCAAACACTTTAAAGGATAGTATTAAGAAAGAACTTAGAAGTTATTCCGTAGCAGGAATTGTGCCAGAAATTCTTGATACAAAATTCCTGTATGTTGAGGCTGATGTTACAGCATATTATAATCCATCATTAGCAAAAGACGCATATACAGTAAATCAAAGTGTAGTTAGAACTTTGGAAAAATTTGCTGATAGCGAAGCAATGAATATGTATGGATCTAGATTTAGATACACTAATTTTACAACACTAATTGATCAATCTGATCCATCAATTACTTCAAATATTACAGAAGTAAGAATTCGTAGAGACATGAGAGCAATCTTAAATAGATTAGCAGAATATGAAGTTTGCTTTGGTAATGCATTCCGCATAAGAAATGTAGGATATAATATTAAGTCTAGTGGATTCAAAGTAAGTGGTATAAGTAAAACCGTATATTTTTCTGATATTCCTAATACTTCTGGATCTAAAGGTGAACTTGTTTTGATTACTATTCCAGATCCAACCATTTCAGAAACAGATCAAGAAGATCCAGTAAGATCTACTGCAGAAGTCATAAGAAGGAATGTTGGAACTATAGACTATACAAAAGGTGAAATTAATATTAGTGCAATAAATATAACATCAACCGAAATTGAAACAAATCAGACAATACAAATATCAACGATTCCTAGATCAAATGATATTATTGGACTCCAAGATTTATTCTTACAATTTGATACTGGTGAATCTAATATAAATGTTATTGAAGATAACATTTTATCTGGTGCTGATCCTACTGGAACTAGATTTATCTCTACACCATCTAATTTCGACAACAACGTCATTCGACCAAGATTCTAATTTAAACATAAAATGGATATAAGAAGAATTCGTCTATCACAAGTTCTGGAAAGTCAAATTCCAGATTTTATAAATGATGAATTTCCGCTATTTAAGGAATTTCTACGTCGATATCAAGAGTCTAATGAAATTCCAGGTGCTGCTTATGACTTAATGTCTAATATTGACAAATATGTCGATTTAGATACTATTTTGTTGACTCCAAGATCAACAACAATGATTGTTGATGGTATTAGTTTAAGTTATAATGACGATGTAATTGAAGTTGAAAGTACTGCTGGATTTCCATATGCTTTTGGTTTATTGAGTTTAGGTCGATTAGATCAAGAGGATGAACCATATGAAATTGTAACATACACATCAAAAACAGATACTGAATTTAGAGGTGTAATTCGTGGATTTAGTGGTATAACAGAAATTGGTGATGAACTAGTATTTAATAGCACTGATAAACAAGAGCACTTTGATGGAACTCCAGTCATAAATCTAAGTGCATTATTTTTAGATGAATTTTTCAAAAAATTAAAATCTCAAATTGCACCAGGTTTTGAAGAAAGAATTTTAAATTATGATGTAAATGAGAGATTATTTTATAAACATGTTGGTGATTTTTACAGATCTAAAGGAACAAAAAAGGCATTTGAAATTTTATTCAAAGCATTATATAATAGACCAGTAGATGTAATTATTCCATCAGATTACGTTTTTGAGTCTAGTTCTTCATCTAATAGAAAAACTAGAGATTTAGTTCTATACTCTGATGATCAGACAACAGATTTTACTGATACTTTATTACATAGAACGTTAAAACAACCAGAAAGTGATGCGATTGATGATCCTGATCAACTCACTGCATATGGAACAATTACTAATGTAGAAAGAATAGAAAGAAATGGTATAAGATATTATCTTGTAAGTCTTGATGGTGATTATGATAAAGATATTAGTGTTGATGGTACAGTTTTCGGAACATTTGTACCAACAGCAACTACAAAAGTTATTGAAGATTTTATCGGTGTTAATGATGAATGGCCAGAATTTTTGCAAGTAGACTCTACATTATCATTTGATGATTCTGGAACTCTAGATGTTTATAATGTTGTTAATAACGAGTTTATTGTAAAATCAATATCATATTCAGGAAAAACTGTAAATGAGTTTTTTGATATATCTGATGCAGATTCCGATATTTCTAGAGGAACTTTACTTTCTTCTAGAAGATATGCATATGTTGAGGTAAGTGATGAGGAAACATTTTTCTTTAGAGTTACTCAAGTTTTAAGTGGAATTAAACCCGATGAAAGTTCTTATTTTGAAGAAGGTGATCCGATTAAATTTAATACTTTGGGATTGAGAGAGGAATCTACAAAATATAATGATTGGAAATACAATAATACTGCCACATATAATATTTCAAATTTAGAGTTATTGAGTAAAATTAATAAAACTTATAGATGCATTGTTGATGGTAGTTTTGATTTAGTAAATTATGATAAATTTTACTTAATTGATAATAATAATAATTCATATGATGTCTTTATAACTGCAAGAGAGAGTGTTAATGAGTATATTTTAACTTCAAATTCCTTAATTGATCTAACACCACCAAAATCTTTTGTAATTGAAAGAAAACTAAACAAAGCACACTTTACATTTTTTCCAGAAGCAAATAATTATGTAAGTGATGTTCAAAATATTTACAGACCAGATTCTTTTGATGATGAAATGTATATTGCTGCATCATCATTGCCAAATTATGGAAATTCTGCATTGAGTACAAATGATAAGAGAATTACATTTAGTGTAAATATTGCAACCGATTTAACTGGAAATAAAAATATTAAAATAGGACAAGATGGTACACCATCAATTCCCGAAGTAAATCATTCATTCTACACTGGTGATTCTATCATATATTCTGAGGATGATGATAATAATAGATTGAAAACTTTTGACAGTGATGGTAACATCATTGACTTACCCAACGGAAGATATTACGTCACTGTTGTTGATACAAAAACTATCAAACTATCTACAAGTTTGAACAGAGTTTATACTAAGGATTATTTGTCAATAGTTGGAAATGTTACTGATAATATTTTCTATTATTCTGATTTCTTTGATATTGAAAAAGTTCTCAATATTGATGAACCTTTTGTTTTAAAATCAAAGAGAATAGTTAAAAAAATTGTAGAACCAATAGATCAATCAAACCCAGTTGAAACAGTTCCTGGAAAAATTGGTATTTTTAGGAATGGTGTTGAAATTATAAACTATAAATCAAAAAATAACATTTACTATGGTGAAATTGAGGCAGTAGAAATACTATCTGGTGGTCGAGATTATGATATTATCAATCCACCAGCATTAGAATTCTTTGATGGAGAAAATGCTGATGGGATTAATGCTGGAGGTATTGGAGCAACAGGCAATTTTGTAATTCAAGGATCTGTAAGAGAATTAATAGTTCTTGGTGGTGGTTACAATTATGTAAATGATCCTACTATAAAAGTTACTGGTGGAAATGGAAAATCATGTGATGTTTCTCCAGTAATGGAAACTTATACTCATGGTGTAACTGTTGATTCTACCAGTGGATTTAATATTGGAATATCTACGAATACAATTATTACTCTTGAAGATCATGTCTTCATATCTGGTGAAAGAGTTATCTACAATTGCGAATTAAATGATCAAGAAATTGGTGGTTTAAAAAATAAAGCAATCTACTATGTTGGTGTAGTTGATAACACTTCATTCACTCTTCACAAGTCTGAAGTTGATGCTAAAAATGGTGTCAATGCAATTGATTTAACCAATTTTGGAGAAGGATTTCACAAATTTGATGCTGTAAAGAAAAAGAAAAGACTTTCGAGATTAAATGTAAATTATTCATCAGGAGACTTTACGTTTAGAAAGGTTTCATATGATCCAGCAGTAGTTACTTCACCGATTGATTTTTATACAAATACTATCAATCTTCCAAATCACGGATTTGTGGATGGTGAACTGATTACATATGAATCAACAAGTACACCAATTGCAGGTCTATCAAGTGGAACCGATTATTATCTTACTAGAGTAGATGGTGATAACTTTAGATTATCATCCATTGGTATTGGAACATTACCAAAAGATTACTACTATAAGGAAAGAACTTTTGTTGAATTAACTACTACAGGTTCTGGTAAACAATATTTTAGATATCCAAAAATTGAAATTAATGTTACCACATCAGGAAATGATAGTGCTTCGATACAACCTCAAATTTTACCAATTGTGAGAGGTGAAATTAAGGAAGTATTTTTAGAAAATAATGGTGTTGGATATGGTTGTACAAATATCTTTAACTATGAGAGACAACCAACTATAACTGCAGAACCAGGTAAACTTGCTTCTGTAAAACCATTTATTATTGATGGTGAAATTAAATCAATTATTATTCAAAATTCTGGTCAAAAATATTTTTCAACGCCATCAGTCCAAATCTTTACTGATGGTAATGGTTTTGGTGCGGAATTAATTCCAATTATTGACAATGATGGAAGACTTGAAGATGTTATTGTAAAAAATGGTGGTGCTGATTACAATGATGCAACTGAAATAGAAATTATACCTGCGGGTGAAGGTGCTAAATTTAAAGCAAAAATTACAAGATGGAATGTAAATGAAGTAGAAAGAGCACTTAATAGTAATCAAATATATGACGATGATGGATTTTTACATCAAGATTCAACAATATCTATTAGAGAAGCTGACGAATATGGTCTTCTTCAATATGGTCATTTCTATGCTCCAAGAAAGTTAAGGCAGACAGTTTACAACAAAAAAGTTGTAAATGGAAGAACTACATTTAATCCAGATTTAGTTTTAGATAATCTGAACCGAGAGACTGAATCCACATTACACTCACCCGTTTTAGGATGGGCATATGATGGAAATCCAATTTATGGTCCTTATGGATTTGCAAATTCGGATGGAACTGGTGGTGTCAAAAGAATGCAAAGTGGGTATAAAAAAAGAGCTATTGCAAATAGACCAAGTGTTACAATATACCCTTTGGGATTTTTCTGTAATGATTATGAATGGCTTAGTGGTGGGGATTTAGATCCATTTAATGGAAGATTTTGTGTAACACCAGAATATCCAAATGGTGTTTATGCATATTTTACCACAATAGGTAATAATGATTCTTCTTTCAAAAACTTCAAATTACCTCAATATCCATATGTTATTGGTGAAAGATTTAAATCAAAACCAATTGATTTCAATTTTGATGCGTCTATAAATCAAGGATCATTTTTCTCGGAAGATAGTGACATTACAAATGAAAATTATAGAAATAAAGGTCTTTTGAGAAATATTACTTCTCAAAATTCATCTACAGAGTTTGGTAGTTATAATTATCTCTTTAATCCAACATCAGTAATTGATATTAAGTCAAGAGTAAAATCAGTATCTCCAGGAAAAGTTGATAATATCGTATTATTTGCTGGTGGAAAAGATTTTACGGTAGGTGATAAAGTTATTTTTAGTGAAAGTGGTGGAAATACTAAGAGACCTCTTGGTAGAGTAGCAAGCGTTGGTGGAACAGATGTTTCAAGTGTTTCTATAGCAACTTCATCAATAACAAATGTTGAAATTGTTTCCAATCCTCAAACTGGAAATGTCGTTGCAATTTGTAGCGGTCCTCATGATCAGTATACTGGTCCAGGAAGAATTAATGATTTGAGTAATGAAAACGAATTTGGTGCGGAGTTAATTGTAGTAACAAGAGATTTAGAATTATCTGGATTTGGAACTGGAAATGTAATTGACCTACCATCAGTAACTGGTATTGTTACTTTCATGAATGTTTTTGGATTAGATTCCACGCAGAATGTTATTAAGATTCTTCCAAACGATGTTTATAAAATTAAGTATGGAAACTTTGAAGAGCAGGTCAAAATTCTAAATGTTGATTCTTTTAACTCCAGACTTAGAGTTCAAAGAGAAGTAAATGGAACAATCGGAACAAGTTATCCAGTAGGAACTGCACTATCTGAGTATTCAAGAAAATTCTTGATTGATGATTATGGAGATTCTGGTTCTAGATTTAATACTCAATATTATTTTGATCCTAGAGAATCAGTTGGTCTTGGTGTCGGATCTACACTAAACATTTTAAATCCTGGTGCAGGAAGCACTTCGATATTTGTTGGTGGTGATAAGATTTATCTTCCAAATAATACTTTAAAAGTTAATGATAAAATTTATTATGACTATGACAATGGTCCAATACAGGTAGAATCTTTTGGTGATAATTTTAACCTAGTTAAAGATAAACCATATTATGCATATCCGTTCCCTAATGGTTATGTCGGATTATCTTCCAGACCTGTTGGTGTTGGATCAACTGGACCTGTTGGTTTAGGAAGTGTAACAGAATTACTGACATTTACAAGTCACGGTTCTGGTGACAATCATAGTTTCTTCACAAGATATGATGATGTGAAGAGAGTTGATATAACAACTTATGAGGCAACTTTTACAACCTCTCAAAAGCATAATTTACTTTTTGATGATGAAATTACCACTGAATGTCGTCCAAATATTGAAAAAACACTACAAGTTTTTTATAACGAAGAAAATAAAAAATTTGCAGTAGGTAAATTTGATTTTGTTCATGCCGACATTAATCCTACTTTTAATACTATTACTATTAATAATCATGGACTGCAGAATGGTCAAACATTAATTCTAGAATCAGTTGCTCCTCCTGGTGGGTTGCAAAATAATGGTGTTTATGAAGTTAGTGTTGTTAATAAAAATACAATTAAACTATTAGAAACAAATAATGGTGGTGTTGTAAATATTACAAATCAATCTACAGGTAGATTTTTAGTAATTAACCCACCAATTAATTTGGTAAAAGATAAAACACTTGTATTTGATGTATCTGACTTTAGTCTCTCGTATGTAAGAAATAACATTAGATATTCTGCATTTGAACTTAAATTCTATACTAACAGAGAATTAACTCATGAATTTTTATCATCGAAAAAAGATGGTAATTTTAGTGTAACTACAACAGGTAGGTTGGGTATAGATTTAACTGCTAGGGTAAAACTAAAATATGATGATCATTTTCCACAAAAACTTTACTACATTCTAAAACCACTAAAGAATCCACAGGTTCCAGTATCATATTCATTGAGTTCTTTAGATAGATCTAATAACAATGTCATTGAATTTGTAGATAGTCCAATTTCAGGCAAATTTAATGTCAGAAAACCAACTAATAATACATTCTCATATAGATTATTTGATGAACCAGATTCTAGTAATTATGTTGCTGGACTTGCTACAATAACATATTCTACAATTTCAACAACTGCTTCTGGTCCAATTAATGAAGTATCATTTATATCTAAAGGTGCAAACCTAGTAAAACTTCCTTTGATTGAAAAGGTAGAATCTGAGTCTGGTATTGATTCTATTCTATTCCCACGATCACAATCAATTGGTATATCCAAGAATATTGAAATTGATGATATTGGATTTGATTTCCCTTCAGACACTACATTAAGACCTAGGGCATATACACCTACTGTATATA